ATACAATACAGGTTCAGTTTGGAATATATCTTATGGAATCCAAACATCAGGTTCAACTTCAGCAACAGCTACTGAATTGGCAATCATTGAAGATAGATTTGATAAAGTAAAAGAAACTTTAGAATTTGGAGCCAGAGCAACCGCTAGTTATACTTTAGTGGATAACATAGATGGTTTAATAAAAGTAGGTAACAAAAATCCATATACGGGTTCAGATGCAACTTCACAATCTGAGGTAAATATCATTAGTAAAAATTATGATACAATATTAAAGATAGTCGAATATGGATTAAATGATGATAATAACCCATTACCAGCAATAACATCATCAAATGCTGGAAATATTAAGGTAACTGAAACACCTCAATTTATTACTGATATTTCTTCAAGTGCAGAAGTTAGAAATAAAATTAGTTCTTCATTTGCAACTGTTTATAGAATATTAGAATTAGGTACTGATTACGCACCTACTATTGTTCAAAGTTCTTCGTTTGAAAATCCATCAATTGATTATCAAAATGGATACAATGCATTATTAGGAAACTTATCATTTATCCAAGAAGAAACAATCGCATACTTATCATCTTCTTGGAGTACATTTGATTATAATGAAGTAACTTGTAAAAGAGATTTAGGATATATTGTTAGTGGTGCTGCACATGATTTATTATATGGTGGTAATGAAGAATCGGTAAGAAATGGTAATTTCTATTACCTATATCCATCTGAAGCAACATCATCACAAAAACAACAAACATTAGATGCAATTCGATATGCTGGTGGATTGGCAGAAAGAGCAATCGGTGATATAACCTACTCAGAACCATCTATAAATGTTGAAAATGGGTATGATTTATTAGTAAACAATAAAGAGTTTATTCAAAATCAAGTAATTTCTTATGTATCATCTTCTTGGAGAGGATTTGATTATGATGAAGTTAAATGTAAGAGAGATGTTGGGTATATTATTGATGCAGTAGCAACCGATTTAAGATATGGCGGAAATGAAAGAAGTAGAATTGCAGGTGAATTCTATTACGATTTCCCATCCGAAGCAACTACAACACAACTATTACCTACATTAGATGGTATTAAGTGGGCAAAAGAATTATCAAAAAAGTTAGTTATAAAAGAAACATTTACAACGGCATCTGCTATTATACAATCTACTTATGATTTAATTGTTGAAAATAGAAGTTTAATACAAGAAGAAACTGTAAACTTTATTGATACCCAATTTCCTAACTTAGTTTATCTAAGAGATAAATGTAAAAGGGATACGGGATACATCGTAGATGCAGTAGCAACTGATTTATATTATGGTGGTAATCAAAAATCTATTAGAGCTGGATTATACTATGGTGAAGTTCCATCTAAAGTAAATGGAGACCAATTAAACGAAACGATTGATGGTATTTCTTACGCTAAATCGTTTATAGATAAAGTAGTTACTAATGAAATAGTAGAAACACCACAGGTAATCGATAACACATATAGTAGGGTAAGGGCTGGTAGTATTTTACCATTCACATCATCTTTAGTATCTGGTAGTGAATCTGAAAGAGTAAAAGTAAGTTCTTCATTTGGATTAGTTGAAGATATAATAAAATTAGGAGAAGATAAATTACTTTCAGCAATTGCTGGTAACACGTCCGATTTTATTTGGACATTAGATGAACCAAAATTAGTAACAAATACCGCTTTAGTAACTTCATCTGCGGATACTTCTAATATTCAAACTATTAATACAAATTATAGTATTATTACTGATATTATATCAAATGGTATTGGTTCATCTCCTGTTGAGGTTAAGAGTTATAATGGAAATATAAAAGTAACGGATACAACTCAATTCGTAAATACAGGTTCGGTTGCAACTTCAACACAAGCAACATTGGTAAGTTCATCTATTTCTATTGTTAGAAATGTTGTACAAAATGGAACTGGTTCATTACCAACATTGGTTGAAAATACCGATGGGTTAATCAAAGTAAGTTCAGAAACTCAATTTACTACATCATCGATATCGGCTAGTTATGATGATATTCAGTTTATTTCCGGTGCATTTAATATTGTAACTGAGATTTTAGAGGAAGGTAGTGGTTCTTATGCAACCGCATCTTTATATGGTTCACCATTAACTTCATCAAATGTAGTTGCTGCATATAACTTAATTAAAGACAACATTACTTTCATTCAAAAAGAAACAATTGCATACCTTTCTTCATCTTGGAGTACATTTGATTATGATGAAGCTAAATGTAAAAGAGATGTTGGTTTAATTGTAAGTGGAGCGGCAGAAGATTTGTTACATAACAATTATTCATCATCAATTGTAAATGGTAAATTTTATTTAGAATATCCATCTAATGCAAATGTTCCAAATGATGGTGATACACCGAGTGGAGCACAACTAAATCAAACTTTAGATGGTATCAGATACGCTGCTAGATTGACTGAAAAAATAGCATCGAATATTACTTTATCTTCTCCATCTCAAGCGGTGTTAGATACTAAAGAATTATTAGTACAAAACAAACAATTTATCAAAGATGAAGTTGTAGAATTTGTATCTTCATCTTGGAGTGAATTCTCATATAACGAAACAACTTGTAAGAGGGATGTTGGATATATTTTAGATGCAGCAATCACCGATTTAGTTTATGGTGGTAACGAAAGAAGTAGAGTGGCATCCGAATACTATTATAGATATCCATCATCTGCTATTGTAGGTGGTGTACCATCATCTACTCAACAAAAAGACCCAACAGTAGATGCTATTGAATATTTAGGTGGTATTTCTGAAGAAATCATTTTAGGTTCTACATTTACATCAGTAGATTCTACTAAATTATCTATTGCAAATTCTATTAGAGAAAATAGAAATTACATTCAACAAAATGTGTTAGATTATGTTGAGTTTAATTATCCAAATCTACAATATAATAAATCAAAATGTTTTAGAGATATTGGATTTATTACCGATGCCATTGTAACAGATTTTGTATATGGTGGTAATGAACGAAGTATTCAAGCTGGTACATTCTATTATACATTCCCATCACAAGCAACTGGATATCAATTAGATGAAACTATTAGTGGTATCAATTATGGTAGGGATTTAACTGAATTGATTATTAGAGGTGGTAAGCAATTAGAAGGTTCATTTGATACTGTTGTTAAAATTATTGAAAGTGGTAGTTCTGTAAACGTAGATACTGCTATTGGATTTGCATCAAATGGTTTACCAATTTCACAAGTTGGTATTCCTAAAAATTCTTATGGAGATAATTTATTAAGAGTTACAACTGGTGTAACCTTACCATCTGATATTACTGAAATAGCTAATACTGCGGGTGGAATTAAGTTTAACAATAATTCACAATATACATCCTCTATTTCAGCATCTCTTACAACATCGGCAGAGATATCTGAATCCTTTAGAAAAGTTATTGATATAATTGATTATGGAATTAGTGGTAGTAAAGAAATATCAGGTTCATTTGATTCATCATCTTATTTTGAAGTAGTAACTTTACCTGATGATTCTACTGCATTCTACATAAATCAAAATCAATTACAATACTTTGATGGTAGAGAAAGTTGGGCAGAATATAATGGAGCAGAAGATACAGGTTCATTCTTAGGTTCTAAAAAAGACCCAACTCTAATATTGGTTAGAAATGAAATGTATAATTTCTCTATCAATGATTTAGGTTTTGAAGATAATACAATTAACGAACCATTTTTAATTAAAACTAAGAGAACCGCTGGAACTACTTATGATGTATATGAAAGTGTTGGCTTGATAAATAATGGTATTACATTTGGTACAATCACTTTCACTCCATTAGACGATACACCTGATACACTTTATTATGTGAATCCAAATAATGTTTCTGCTAGTGGTGTAATCAATATTGTAGATAGTTTACCATTATCGGAAGAACAATCATATGTATATGTCCCAACTAGAGGTGAGTTTGAAAAAGTAACAAATACTACAAACAATATTAAAGTTACATCAACTACACAATACATATCATCTCTAAATGCTGGTGTAGTTGATAGAAATAATGTAAGTGCTTCTTTTGGTACTGTAATTAATATTTTACAAAGTGGAAGTTCGGTTGCACCAACAATCACTAAAAACATTGATAACTTAATTAAGAGAAGTGGTACTACACAAGTAACTTCTTCACTAAGTGGTTCATCCGATACTATTTCAAAAATATCTTCATCATTTGCAATTGTATTGGATATTATTGAAAATGGTACAGGTTCTTTACCAACCCAAATTGATAATACCGAAGAAGCAATAGCTGTTGGTAATGTTTCTCAATTTGTAACATCATCAGTATCGGCATCAATAGATGATATTTCATTTATATCAGAATCATTTGAGATTGTAACAAGAATAATTGAATTTGGAAGTGGTTCTTATCAAACGGCATCACTATATGGTAGTGAGATAACTTCTTCTACAACAGTTGCTGCATACAACTTAATAAAACAAAATATTGATTTCATTCAAGAAGAAACAATTGCATATTTATCATCTTCTTGGTCAACTGCTTCTTATAATGAAGCGAGTTGTAGTAGAGATGTTGGTTTAATTGTTAGTGGTGCTGCTGAGGATTTAATCCACAATGTTTACTCAGCATCGATTGTAAATGGTAAGTTTTATTTAGAATATCCATCTGAAGCAGAAAAATCTCAATTAAACCAAACATTAGATGGTATTAGATATGCTAGTAGGTTAGCTCAAAAAATTGCTTCTAATGTAACATTCTCATCTCCATCACAAGATAGATTAGATACGCAAACTATTCTTAAAAATAACAAAGAATTTATTAAAGAAGAAACGATAACATTCTTATCATCTTCTTGGTCTGAATTTGATTATGATGAGGTTAAGTGTAAGAGAGATATTGTACATATTTTAGATGCTACAATTACTGATATTGTATATGGTGGTAACGAAAGAAGTATCAACGCTGGTGTATTCTATTACAAATACCCATCTGAAGCAACTGGTTCTCAACTATTCCCAACTTTAGATGGTATTGAATATGCTGGAGAAGTTGCACAAAAGGTAGTAAGTGGAGCAGTATTCATTGACCCATCTTCGGATAAGGTTAATGCATACAATTTGGTACATGAAAATAGAAGTTTAATTCAAAATGAAGTAATTCAGTACATTTCATCTTCTTGGAATTCATTTGAATATGATGATGTTAAGTGTAGAAGAGATACTGGGTACATTATAGATGCAGCTGCAACTGATTTATTATATGGTGGTAATCAACGAAGTGTAATCGCTGGAGATTTCTATTACAGATATCCATCACAAGCAACTGGTTCACAATTGAATCAAACTGTGGATGGTATTGTTCATGCTCAAAGATTGGCCGATAAAATGATGACTAACACTGTGTTAGTAAACCCATCGGTAGAAAAAGAAGGATTATATCAAACAATTGAAAGAAACAGAGAATTAGTTCAAGCTGAAGTAATTTCTTACATCTCATCTTCTTGGGTTGGATTCGATTACGATGAAGCTAAATGTAGTAGAGATGTTGGACATATCTTAGATGCTGTTTCAACCGATTTGAGATATGGTGGTAATGAAAGAAGTATAATCGCTGGTGAATATTATTGGAGATACCCATCCGATGCAACTGATGGACAGAAAACACAAACTATCGATGGTATTGTACATGCAGCTAACTTAGTTCAAAAACTAATTCAGAATGTAGTTCTAACACAACCAACTTCGGATAAGTTAGAAATTTGGAATACAATTAGAAGTAATAGAAGTTTAATTCAGAAAGAAGTAACTGAATACATTGATTATGCATTCCCATTCTTTACTTATAATAGAGAAAAATGTAAAAGAGATGTTGGGCATATCTTAGATGGTGTAGCAACTGATGTATTGTGGGGAGGAAATGAGAGAAGTGTTAAGAGCGGTGAGTTCTATTACTTATATCCATCTGAGGCAACTACTGTACAAATAGAAGAAACTATAATCGGAATTAGATACGCTGAAAGTTTACTAAAAAATATAATTTCAAATAAAACTTTATTATCTCCATCAAAAGTTTCAAATACTGATGGAAATATTAAAGTAACTTCATTTGAACCTACTTTATCTTCAATTGCATTAAGTGGTTCATATCAAACCGAAGTTAGTAAATCGGTTGATATTGTAACTGGAATTATAAGAACGGGTATTGAATCATTCACACCAACAACCGCAACTTACAATCCCGCAGATGGTGATTTTGTGATGACAATTTCTAAGCATGGATTAGATGTTGGGGATAGTATTTACTTACAACCCGAATCATTCACTTTCACTTGTGAAATGGATGGTAATAGAACGGAACATAATTTACCTTCAGTTGGACAACCTGCATACGATAATAGATTAACAATTGGTTCTAAAACCGATGATACAATAACTGTAAATGTTGGTAAATCAGGTCCAAATGTAGAGTTCAACCCAACAACCGCATCATATGACCCAGCAACTGGTGATTTTGTGGTAACTGTAGCAAGTCATAGTTTAAGTGTTGGTGAAGGTGTAGTAATGACAGCTGAATCATTTGCATTCACTTGTGATATGGATAATAACCAATCAGTTAAATCATATCCAAGAGTTGGTATAGACCCTAAAGCAGTTCGTTCAATTCCTCTGACGGCCGTAACTGATACTACAATGACATTTAATGTAGGAGCGTCAGGTCCGAATAAATACTTTACACCTGTATCTGCTTCTTATAACGCTTTAAGTGGAGATATGACTCTGACTGTTACTGAATCATTTGGTTTAGGAGTTGGTAGAAGTGTAGTATTGGAAAACGAATCATTTGCATTTACTTGTGACCAAGATGGTGATGCAACAACTCATTCTTATCCAAGAAGTGGTTCAGACCCATACGCTGAAAAATCAATTGTTATCACTTCAGTTGGTACAACATCACATACTGTAACTGATGCACCATATGATTCGGCAACTGGTGATGTTACTATAACAATCACATCTCACGGATTCTCAAATGGAGATTACATCAAATTAGATGATAACTCTTTAACTTATACTTGTGTATTAGATGGAAATGTAACTCAGAAATCTTACCCAAGACCTAACTACGATTATCCAAGTGGTAGATGGTTAGAAATTTCTAATGTAACTACAAATACATTTGATATCAATATTGGTTCATCACCATATGTAGGTTCACATACATTTATAACTGCATCAGTTGATGGATTAGAAAGACAAGATGGTACATTTACAATCAATGTAGGAGATGCTGGAAGTGCTTCTGGTTCTTTACATACATTCGTATCTGCATCTAATAGAGCAGTTAAACATGAACCACAATCAGTTCATACATTCGTATCTGCATCAAATGGAGCATTGAAACACTTACCTCAATCAGCTCATACATTTATTAGAACTGATAGAGATTCAGTAAGTACATTACCTGTATTAACTGAAAGCATTGAAGGGTTAATTAAAATAAATGATACAACTCAATTTATTTCTTCTTTAAGTGGTAGTGTGGTTGAATCAGCATTTGTAACTCGAAGTGTAGGATTTATCAATGATATTATCAGATTAGGAACTGATGATATTCCTTTCGCATTAGCAAAATGGTACGATGATACATTGGATACTCCACAACAATTAACAACGGGTTCTTATACTCAAATAGTTGGACCTACATTAGATTCAGAATACAACAATGGTTCAATTATATCTTTAACTGGTGATGGTAGTGATTTCTTCAAAAAAGAAGTTACAGTCAATGGTGTAAGAATTGTTGTAGCCGGTGATGTTGGTGGACAAACTGCTGTACCTGATGCATTTACTGAGAAAGTTGCTCGTATGTTTGAATTATTTACTGACCCAAGTGGTTCGGGAATAAATGAAACATTCCAAAGAAATTTAATTAAAACATTAAGTGGTGATAGTGGAACTTACCACGCTGGATTACCAACTATACAAAGAGTAGCAAGAGGAGCTGGAAGTGATTATACTCCAAACTTCCTTGATGATGCTGGTATTTTATATTGGAACTTAACAAACTTGTTTGATACTCATGTACAAAACGATATGGTTTGGTATCTAAACTCAACAGGTGATATATCTGGTTCTGGTGATATAGATGCACAAGAAGTAATTGAACACGTATTCCACACATTACATATGCATGGGTTACCTGCAGATGATATAAAACTATATTCTTATTTGGCATCTGATTGGCAGACTGGTGATTTATATCTTGCAATGGAAGAGGCATATGATGCTGGATTATGGGATTCATCGGGATATGGTGGTAATAGTTGGAAAACTGATTCTGATGCATTTGAGGTAGCTGCTAAAGAATATCTATATTTGTTAAACTTCGCAATGTTTGAATATACCGATTTATGGGAAAATGGAAGTCTTTCTCCTGAGTGGGATGATTCAATGAGAACACAAGCTGGAATTTTAGCAAATAACCCATTAGGTTATGCATTCCATAACACATATATTTCACCTACAATTAGTAAACCATCATTGGCAACTATTAGAAGTATATTCCAAGATGGTGATTTGGGTGACCCAACAATAGCAGGTGAATCTGGATATGTTGTAACTCCAACTGGAACTTATACAACTGATACTGAATTTGGTATCGTAAGTTCTTCATTTGGTCAAATTATCAATATCATCGAAAATGGTACTGGTTCTTTACCAACATTGGTGAACAACGCTGAAAACAATATCAAAGTAACTTCAACAAATCAGTTTACTTCATCTTTAAGTGGTTCAACAACTGAAATTAACAAAGTAAGTTCATCGGTTGGTATCATTGAAGATATTGTACAAAACGGATTAAGTGTTAAACCTACTATTGTTTACAATAATTCCGATAAAGATAGCTTAATTAAGGTAACTGAAGTAGCTCAGATTACATCAGAATCATTTGGTGATAGATTACAACAAAGATTGATTTCATCTTCAATTGGAGTTGTTCTTGATATTGTTGAAAATGGAACTGGTTCATTACCAACTATTGAAGATTATGGAACACCATCCGATGCACCAAAGACAATCGCAGCTTACAACTTATTGAAACTTAATATTCCATTCATCCAAACGGAAACAATCGCTTACTTATCTTCTTCTTGGAGTGGAATTGAGTACAATGAGGCAAGTTGTAGTAGAGATGTAGGTTTAATCATCTCAGGCGCAGCTGAGGATATGTTACATAACTCACTTTCTGCTTCGGTTGTAAATGGTAAGTTCTACTACGAATATCCATCAGCAGCAATCATTAGTGGTAGTTCATCTCCAAACTCTGGTTCACAATTAGTACCAACATTAGATGGTATTAGATACGCTGGTAGAATGGCGGAGAACATCGTAAGAGGATACACTTATGTAACTGCTTCGGTGGATGTTAGTGGTTCAGTAGAATTGATTAGAAATAACAAAGAATTTATTCAAAATGAAACTATCGAATTTATCTCATCTTCTTGGAGTAACTTCGAATATAATGAAGTAACTTGTAAGAGAGATGTTGGTTTCATCTTAGATGCGGTGGCAACTGATTTACTTTACGGAGGTAACGAAAGAAGTGTAACCGCTGGTGATTTCTATTATAGATACCCATCTGCAGCAATCGTAGGTGGTGTACCAAGTGTGGATAGACAAAAAGACCCAACGGTAACTGCTATTGATTATGTACAAAATGTAGTAACTGAAATCGTAAGTGGTGAAGTATTCGCAACTGCTTCAAATGAGGTAGAGTATGTTTACGATTCACTTAGATTGAATAGAGGATTCTTACAAGCTGAAACTATCGCATTTGTAAACGCTAAGTATCCAAACTTCGAATATAATGAAGCAAGTTGTAGTAGAGATACTGGATTTATCATTGATGCTGTTGCAACTGATTTAAGATGGGGTGGTAACCAAAGAGCATTAACTGCTGGTGAATTCTATTATAGATTCCCATCTGAAGCAACTGATAATCAATTAGATGAAACAACTGATGCGTTAATCTACACTAAAGATTTAATTGAAAAATTAGTAAACAAAGAAACTCTATTTGTTCAAACTGGAAGTTTGAATACTGATAATGGAATTAAAGTAACTTCATTCTTACCAGCAACTGGTGGTAGTGTAACCGATGTTACTATTCTTAATACAATTTCATCTTCATTCGCAATTGTATCGGATGCAATCGCTAATGGAACAGGTTCAACACCAACAGCTTCGGTTTACGGAGCAGTATCAACTGATTCAGATGTATTAACTGCATATGGATTGATTACTGAAAGTGTACCATTTATCCAAAATGAGGTAATCGCTTATATCTCATCATCGTGGGTAGGTTTTGATTACAACGAAGCAAGTTGTAGTAGAGATACAGGTTTAATTGTAAATGGTGTAGCAGACGATTTAAGATATGGTGTAGTATCTGCATCGGTGGTAAACGCTAAGTTCTACTATGAATATCCATCTGAAGCAACTTCATCTCAAGCACAACAAACAATTGATGGTATCAATTACGCATATCAATTGACAGAACAAATTGTGAAAGGTGTAACATTTGATTTCCCATCAACTCAGATATCCGCATCGGTTGAATTAATTAGAAACAATAGGGAGTTTATTCAATCAGAATCAATCTCATACCTAAGTTCATCTTGGGAAGGATTTGATTATGTAGAAGCAACTTGTAGAAGAGATGTAGGACACATTGTAGATGCAGTGGCAACCGATTTACTTTATGGTGGTAACCAAAGAAGTAAGATTGCTGGAGAATACTACTACAAATATCCTTCATCGGCAACATCAACTCAATTAGAACCAACTACAACTGGTATTAAGTACGCTGGTGATGTGGCAAGTAAATTAGTACAAAATAATATCTTTGTAACCGCATCTGCTGAAAGATTAGCTGGTAACAAAGTATTATTAGATAACAAAGAATTTATCCAAAACGAAGTAATCGCATATATTTCTTCGTCTTGGAGTACATTTGATTATAACGAAGATAAATGTAAGAGAGATACTGGTTACATCTTAAATGGTGTAGCAACTGACTTCTTATATGGTGGTAATGAGAGAAGTAGAATCAATGGTGAATACTACTACTTATATCCATCAAACGCAACAGTTAATTACCAAAACAATGTAAACGGACAGTTGAATCAAACAATCGACGGTATTAACTACTCAGCAAGATTAGCTGAAAAAGTATTAGAAAATGCAACATTTGTTACCGCATCTGCTGAAGTATCTGCATCGGCTGAATTATTGAGAAGAAATAGAAGCTTCGTACAAAATGAAACTATCGAATTCATCTCATCTTCTTGGAGTAATGTAACTTATAACGAAGATAAGTGTAGAAGAGATACTGGATATATTATAGATGCAGCTGTAACCGATTTAGTTTATGGTGGTAATGAGAGAAGTAGAGTAGCAGGATTGTATTATTGGAGATATCCTTCAAGAGCAACAAATGCTGGAACACCTTCAGAACAAAACCAATTAGACCCAACTGTGGATGGAATCAGATTCGCAAATGGAACTTCACAAAATATAGTTCAAAACTTAGAATACACAACTCCATCTACGGCAACTTTAAATGGTATTGATTTATTAAGAGGAAATACTGATTTCATCAAAAAAGAAACAATCGCTTATCTAAGTTCTTCTTGGAGTGAGTTTGAATACAATGAAGTAAGTTGTTCGCGTGATTTAGGATACATCATTGATGCGGTTGCAACTGATATTAAATATGGTGGTAACGCTAGAGCAGTACAAGCGGGTACTTTCTACTACTACATTCCTTCAATCGCTACAACGGAACAAAAACCACAAACAACTGATGGTATTGATTTCTCTAAAGGATTAGCAGAGAAGATAATTAAACAAAAACAATTAGTATTCCCATTCTTATTGAACTTAAATGGGGCAAATGCACTTAAAGGTGCTAAGAAAACATTACAAGGTAAGGCAATCTCATATACAAATGCAGCATTCCCTAACTTTGAATACAATGAAGAAAAATGTTATAGAGATACTGGTTTCATCTTAGATGCTATCGCAACTGATATTATTTATGGTGGTAACGAAAGAAGTATTAGAGCAGCAGAATCTTATTACAATGGTGTGTATGGAGATGCATCGGCGGTAGTAAACGAACAAAAGAAAGAAACTGCTGAGGCAAACAGATATTTAAGAACACAATTCCAATTTGTAGCTAGACAGGCGCCAGTTGAAGAATTTGGTTCATTAATTATTACAACTGGTCATGACTTCTCATATGCTGGTTCTGGTGTAACTTACAAAGCATTACCTCCTAACCAAGGTGGTGATGGTGTACCAAATCCTGCTAAAGAAGTTGTGGAAGTAGCTGGTGGTAGAGTATTCTTTACTTCTGGTAACGAACTTGGTGACTTTAAGATTGGTGGAGGTCTTGTTATTAAACAAGCATCTGGTACATTAGAAGGTAGAACATTCTCTCGTTCTTTATTCTCACTTGTAACACCATTCTCATTAGCACTTCAAGATTAATAAAAAAAAGTAAATAAAAATAAAGGAAATATTTATATAGGATATGGCAGACGAATTAATACCACTAAACGCATTTAAATCCGTTCTCACCACTTTAACTGGTGATGATGATGTAGTGTATGCATCTCCGAAAGGAGTTTCTACTATTGTGCTATCGGCTCAGATTACAAATACTGCGGATACTAATGAACCCGTTACTATAAAAATGACAAGTAATAGGGAATTACCAGTTCCACAAGTAGCTTCTATTGTTAATAGTGGAAGTTTTTTGAGTGCATCTGCATTAATAGCAAAAAACCAAACTTTTTTAGAGAAAGAAGCAGCGGCATACACTAATTTTCAAAATAATTTAAAACAAATACCATTTAGTTTTACATCTTCTTTTTTTGAAGGATATGTTAGGACTGCTGTTGATGGTGTTGAAAGGGATTTAATAGAAGGTGGTACATTACAAAGTAAAAAAGCAGCCCTTTCTTATTATAATAAAAACGGCGAAATCTTAATACCTAGTGCATATTATACTGCATCATATCAAGCAATAGATTATACTAATTTAATGGTACAACAAATACTTATTAATGAATCAATAACTGGTTCAACTGGTATTACTAGATTGTATCAAGAAGATGTAACACAATCTTTTGATAGTTCATTGGTATCTGAAACCGGTTCGATAAGTGCATCAATTGATTTATTTCAAGCAATATCGGATACAATTTCAAATCCAACAAGAGTTGAACAAGAACCTGTTGATTTAATTACCAATGTTACTATTCCAGCTGGAGATTCATTATCACCGATTGTAGCAGGTAAATTAGTATTAGAGCAAGAGTTTTCATTGATTGTATCAGGTTCTACCGATTTAACGGTAATTTTATCGATACTTGAAAGTGCAAACGAATAATTATATATTAAGAACAAAAGTAAATGAGCCAATTATTAAGCGGAAAGGTTAAAGTAGTAAGACCATCCGATGTATCGGAGGATAGGTACGAATATCTACGACTGAATGAGGCTGAACCAAACTTAGGTGTTCCTGAGAGTGGTTCTCTTTCATCTGGCTCTATTGCTTTAGTTGCTTCCGATGCGGAAGGTAATCGTTTATTTGTTACAACACTTCAATTAGAGCAAGTAACTGGTTCATTTAGTGGTTCTTTTGCTGGTGATGGTTCTCAGTTAAACAATTTACCCGAAACAGTAAGATTAATATCTGGTTCGGTATCCGCTTCAATCGCTCCAAATACTGGATTCTTAGTAAATGCATCATCATCAATAGTTGGTGATTTAGATTTAGATGGTACTGCTAGAATTACTGGAGATTTAATTGTTGATAATCGAATAGTTGCTAAAGAATTAATTATAGATATTATTTCTTCTTCTATATTATTCTCAACTGGTTCAAACATTTTTGGTGATGAGTTAACTGATAAGCAAGAATTTACAGGTTCAGTAGAGGTAACTGGTTCATTGGAAGTGGATGGTGATACTAACATCACTGGTGCATTTGGTGTTATTGGTGATGTAAATGTAGAAGGTACATCTTCTTTAAGTGGGGATGTTGTAATAGTTGGTACAACTACAATTAGTGGTTCTACATTTGTTAGTGGAAATGTACAACTAACTTCTGGTTCGGCATTTAGTGGTAGTGGTGAAAACTTATTCAATATTCCAAAATCAGCACTTACCGATGATGCTTTACTTTCAAATTTAATTACAACTGGTTCAGTAACTGCTTCTGTTTCTGAAGATGGATTCTTTAGAGTATTCAGTACAGGTTCAGTAACAACTGAATTAAGTGGCTCACTTTTAGTTAGTGGAAATGTTAATCTAATTAGTGGTTCATCATTTAGTGGTAGTGGTGAAAATTTATTCAATATTCCGAAGAGTGCATTAACTGATGATGCACTTTTATCAAATTTAATCACAACAGGTTCAGTAACTGCTTCTGTTTCCGAAGATGGATTCTTTAGAGTATTTGGAACGGGTTCAGTAACATCGGAGTTTAGTGGTTCGGTATTCGTAAGTGGAAATGTTCAACTTAATGTTAGTTCATCTTTTAGTGGTAGTGGTGCTAATCTTTTCGATATTCCTCGTTCAGCGCTTACTGAAGATGCATTAGAAACAAATTTAATTATTAGTGGAGCAGTATCTGCATCAGTTGACCCAATAGAAGGATTTAGAGTTTATTCTCCATTTAGTGGTTCAACTTTTGATGGTGATGTTAAGCTTGTAAGTGGTTCATCATTTAGTGGTAGTGGTGAAAACTTATTTGATGTACCATTTTCAGCTCTTTCTACTGATGCACAGAATTCAATTGAAGCCTTAGTATCGAGAGAAGCTGTCTTTATAGCTAGTGGTAGTGTAACCGCATCAACTGATGCATTTGGTGGATTCGTTGTAACCTCTGAAGCAAGTGGTTCTACATTTAGTGGTAGTTTAAGATTAAGTAGTGGTAGTGTATTTAGTGGTAGTGGTGCTGAGTTATTTGATATACCTCGTTCCGCATTAACTGAAGATGCACTTGTTACAGATAATATTTCAAGCGGTTCGGTAACGGCATCTGTATCTCCAAACTTTGGATTTGTTGTAGAATCTGAAGAAAGCGGTTCTACATTTAGTGGTTCAATTTTCTTATCTTCAGGTTCCTTTTTTAGCGGTAGTGGTGAAAATCTATTTAACATACCAAAATCGGCATTAACTGATGATGCACTTTTATCTAATCTAATCACAACTGGTTCAGTAACTGCTTCTGTTTCTGAAGATGGATTCTTTAGAGTATTTGGAACTGGTTCAGTAACTTCAGAATTTAGCGGTTCAGTATTTGTAAGTGGGAATGTTCAACTTAATAGTGGTTCTTTCTTTACTGGAAGTGGTGAGGGATTATTTAATATCCCAAAAACAGCATTGGTAGATGATGCACTTTTATCAAACTTAATCACAAGTGGTTCAGTAACGGCATCGATTGATGAGGCTGGATTCTTTAGAGTATTTGGAACGGGTTCAGTAACATCGGAGTTTAGTGGTTCATTATTGGTAAGTGGAAACATTGAAGTAAACAGTGGTTCATTCTTCTCTGGTAGTGGTGAAAATTTATTCAATATACCTCGTTCTGCCTTAGTTGAAGATGCACTCTTATCGAATTTAATAACAACAGGTTCTGTAACTGCATCAGTTTCAACCGATGGTGTATTTAAAGTATTCGCATCTGAATCAGTAAAATCTGAATTTAGTGGTTCTGTATTTGTATCGGAATCATTAGAAGCGAAAAAGATAACTGCTGATGAATTTACTGGTTCATTTAGCGGTTCATTTAGTGGAGATGGTTCTGATTTAAACAACATTCCTCAATCGGCACTTTCGGAGGATGCTACTAGAATCGCTAGTGGTTCAGCAACAGCTTCAATTTCACCAAATTTAGGATTTGTAGTTAATACATCTTCATTATTTGAGCAAGATGTAAGAATTGATACTGATTTAACTGTAGCTGGTAGAATTACTGCCAATGAAATATTTACTAACTTTATTTCATCATCAATTATTATTTCAACTGGTTCAAATGTATTAGGTGATGATAGTAGTAGTGATACGCAAACTTTATATGGTGATACTAACATTTATGGTAATGTAACTTCAAGTGGATTTATCACATCAAGTGGATTTGTAGGAGATGGTTCTGAATTATTTAATATTCCACAATCAGCACTTTCAGAAGATGCTAGTAGGATAACAACTGGTTCGGTAACCGCATCGGTTGATGAAGATGGTTTCTTTAGAGTACAAGGTACTGGTTCAATAACAACCGAATTGAGTGGTTCGGTATTCGTAAGTGGAAACATTCAACTCAATGTTAGTTCATCTTTTAGTGGTAGTGGTGCCAATCTTTTTGATATTCCTATAACAGCATTAGCAGAAGATTCTCCTCAAATATCAAGTGGTTCGGTAACCGCATCTATATCGCCTGTTCAAGGGTTTGAGGTAAATACATCAGCATCTATTGATGGTACATTAACAGTAACTGGAAATGTTTCAGCATCTAAATTTAGTGGTAGTGGTGAAGGGTTATTTGATATCCCACTTTCAGCAATTACCGAAGAGGCATTTAGAATCGCTAGTGGTTCAGCAACAGCATCAGTTTCACCTAATAAGGGATTTGAAGTAAATACTACTGGTAGATTTGAAGATGATTTAACTGTTAGTGGTAGTTTATTTGTATCATCATCAATAGGAATTGTTCCTACTGGTTCGATTGATACAATATTTAATATTTCAAACAATGGTGCAAATGATTATGTATTTTCTGGTGGAGCAACTGGAAATGACCCTGCTTTAACTCTTGTAAAAAATGTAACTTATACATTTAATGTAAATGCAAGTGGACATCCATTCTATATCAAAGGTTCACAGGATACCAATATTGCAAATGTATTATCAGGTTCTCAATTTGTAGGATTTAATGGTACTGATAGTGGTTCGTTTACATTTACACCAACTGGAAGTAATACTACTATTTACTATAATTGTAGTGTTCACTCTTCTATGGGTAATTCAATTTTATTGGTAAATGATTTACTTGAAACAGAAGTACCACATACTTTTGATGGAAACCTCTTAATTAGAGGAGATGAAACTCTTTCTGGTTCACTTACAATGACTGGTGATATAGATACAAATATTGTAAGAGGTACTGAATTTAGTGGTTCGTTTAGTGGTAGTGGGGCAAACTTATTTGATATTCCACTTTCAGCATTATCTGAAGATGTTGAAAGAAGAACATTTATCGCAAGTGGTTCATTTACGGCATCTATTGCACCTGATGAAGGATTTGTAGTTAATACATCTGCATCAATTGATGGAAATGTTGGTGTTTCTGGTTCATTTGGTGTTTCATCATCCTTATCTTATGAAAACTTATTAACAAGTCATTCTGTAATAATATCCGCTAGTAAATATTATATAAATGATTTATCACAACCAACTCTTAAAGTAGTTAGAGGAGAATCTTATTACTTTGATTTATCTGATAACTCAAATGTTGGATTTGATTTCAAACTATCACAATATTCAGATGGAATCCATGCGGATGGTGGTTCGGAATATACATATTTGGTAGTTAGTAGTAGTGCAAGTCCAGGTAATAGTGGTGCATATTTAAGTTTTACACCTACGGGAAGTATTAATACACCAAACCCATTATTTTATTATTCAGAACAATCTGCATCATATGGTGGT